CTCGTCTTGGATTCAATTAGATCGCCGTATATCTTCGGGCCTTCAGACAATTCGCCTGCCTCGATGTAATAGATATAGGAATGACCGACTTCGAACTTTTCGTTCGCGAAGTAGTCTAAGACGAGATAGCTGCTGAGTTGAGGGGAGTGATAGCGAGTTAAGAAACCGCCTCCGCCCTTCTTATGGTCGATAACGATACTCTTCTGCTTAGGGGTTCGGGCGGTATAGTCTATTACACCACGGAAGTATGCATCCTCAGAGAAGAAGTCTACTGGCTCGAAATTCACATCGATAGCCAGTTTCTTTTCCGGTTCAGCATAGATGAAGTCTTCCGCTTCATCACGATCGTGCATCATGCGGTTGAACTTATGGATATGAGGAAGAACATCCTCGACGCGCTTCCATAGTTCTTCACCTAATATATCGAAATGCTCTACCTTAGCTTCTTCATACGCTTCGGCGATAGTACGGCCGTCCTGCATGAGCTCAAGGATGTAGTGCATAGCAAGACCTAAGTCTCTCGCATCAGTATCTTGATCAGGATCCGTATGATCCAGCTTAATAACGTACTTCAGGTAGAATTGAAGCGGACACTTCTCCAGCATCTTAATGCCGGACATCGACCACGCCCGGTCAGTCCAATGTTTCATGCACACTCTCTAAATACTTAAGTGGGATATCTTTCAGTAATTCAGGAATAACCGTATCACCTTCTAGTGTCTTTAGTACTTCGACAACTAGTAATATAGCGAGCGGGTCTACTCCCTCTTTTACACCTTTCTTTAAGATTTCATTTGTAGTAGCCATAAATCCTCGACATACAGACAAAAAAATAGCGGGTACATCTCTGTACCCGCCGTATGGATTAAACCTTGTAGCCGTCACCAGCATCTGAGTAACCGTCATTAACATAACCGTCGTCACCAGACACATCGTCGTAGCCGCTAGAGCCACCTTCGTATGCAACAAGGGTTTTGATCTGGCAGTCATATAGGCGAAGAGATACGCCTACACCAGAAGTAGCCATGTTGTATGGAACCAGGTGAGCACGACAACGAACAGTAGAGCCGTTACCAATGTTTAAGTTTGAAGTATCTTCGATACGCTTACCAGTAGAATCAACCAATGGTACTTCGAAGTGATTTACTTCACCGTTTTCTTTTACGTAAGCCGCTTTACGCTTAAGCTTGAACTGAATAGAACCGTCCTCTAATTCTTCGTAAGGATCGATATCAGACATCTTAACTGCCTTAGCCTTCTTACCTGGCTTCTTCTCAGCTTCTGCCTGTTCAGTGAAATACTTAAGAGCAGCTTCTTTGACTTCCTGGATCTTAGCGACCAGGCCCTTCGCATCTTCTGCGGATACGTTTAGGTTAACCTTGAAATCACCTAATTCAGAGAACTTAGTGTCAGGCTTAATTAGGTGAGCCCACTCAGTCTTACCGAACGGGGTAGTAATCATTTCAGGTTGATCAGTCATATATACTCCTTTGTAAATTATGCGCGAGCGATGCAACTTGCTCACGTCTTTATTATAACATCATGCTCTTCGTTATTTAAGAGGGGGTCTACAGTAACTCCTGCAGTTCCTCTAGCGTGTACCACCCTTCGAATCTCTCTGGAAGGATACCCGCTCTTACTTCAGCTTTCTCACCTTCCGTCAAAAAGATGTCACTGGATTTTTCCACGCTCGGCCTCCGGCTTCTCGATATCGATTATCATGGTATTACCATTATAGGAGCCTAAGATCTTCTCTCCGGAAGTTAGGGCAGCTCCAATCTGATCCATAATATCAATGTCTACTTTAGGGTTATTGCTATTGAACGACAATCTGATCTGATTATCTAGCTCTGCAATGTCTACTTTGATCATGATTTCCTCCTTTGATATATCTATTTTATACGATTTTTCCAGTGCCCGCCTAGAAAAAAGTAAAATAAGTATACCTACTTCAATAAACCTAGTCCCACTGTTATAATGGAGTAGGTATCATTACGGTAATGGAGGACTAATGAATATCAGTCAATATTATGCAGAGATCTGCAAACAACCTATTCTATCAGCCGAAGAAGAGAAGCATCTACTGGATGTATACTTCGACGAATGGGCGCCGCAGTCCCTCAAGGACAACGCCCGGAACACCCTTATCGCCAGTAATATGCGATTTGTTTTTAAACGTGCCAAGGCGCTGAGTAAGGGTGATATCGACCAGTTCAGTGAATTGATTGCCGCAGGTAACGAGGGATTGATTGTAGGCCTAGATAAGTTCGACCACTCCAAAGGCATGAGATTCTTAACGTATGCCGGATGGTGGATCTACCAGCGTCAGATGAAGTCTATGAATGATTTCCGCCTGGTGTCGCTACCTACGCAGAAACAACAACTATCCGTGAAGATCAAGAAGTATAAAGAAGAGCTAGGATATACGCCGACTATGAAGCAGCTGGAAGAGGAATTTCCTGATGCGAATAAAAAGGATCTGCACGAGTTGAATCAAACTGCATTCTTGACTTTCTATTTAGATTGCGTAAACGAAGATGAGATCCCTACATTCGAAGGTCTAGCAGAAGTGGATTATGGTCTGCTGCTGGATAAGCTAGAAGAGGCGATCGATGCATTCGGAGAAGATGCCGATCTGGTACGTAAGCTATACGGCACTACGATGGAGGGACGTAGACTGTCCTACTCCGAGATCATTCAAGATCACCCAGGTGTCAGCCGCCAGTACTTGAAAGATCTAAAAGAAAGAGCACTGGACGTGCTCAAGGAAAGATTAGGAGGCTAAGCCTCCTTTTTAGCTTATGCCGCGACAGTGTTCGGGACGCTGTCTACTTCCGGCTTTGCATTTGCTAGAATCTCAATCACCTTAGAACTACGAACTTCGTCCCAAAGATCTTTATCTTGAGAGTACTCTACAGGATTGTCCTTAAAGACTTTATCCGTAGACTCCATACCTTCGAGAGTTAGATAGTATCCTAGCTTCTCATCGCCAAGATCTTGAACTACATCCTTAGCTTGCTGAACCACATCACCTTTAGGGTTGATGTTAATCAGGCGACAATACAACTGCTTTAACTTGCGGTAAGTACTCATATGTATTCTCCTTAGTTTCCTTACATTAGACTTATAACGAAATTCAACTAGATATTGACTTTCGAAAGTCGGAATAACGCACCGAAATCAGATCGTATCTCCTCAATACTTCTAAGGTAATAACCTTCTATTTTCGGATAGTCTATATACATAGCTTTGCACACCGAAATCAAGTCCTCTGTTATATATGTTGTCCAGAACTCTCTATCCTTATGCACCTCTTTATTATAATGCATAGCTATGTTTCTTATACCGCCTAAGTATGTAACATTCAGCAGGAGAGGATCACACCCCTCAAGCTTCTTCTCCATCATCCTTTCGAATAACTCCAGTCCGATGAAATTTCCGTCCCCGCTTACATTCCTCTGCCTAAGTACTCTAAGAGTATTGGCCATATTTTTAAGTTGAGCGTAATTCATGTTACCTCCTCTGAGGTTCACTCACAGCGTATTTACGCTTACTATACTTATAACATATAGAGAGTACCGTATGTAAAAAATCGGCAGGCCACATTAAGAGGGCCTACCGATTGGTAGTAATACTGACAGAGCTACTACCATAACTCATGTCAGAGGCGCTTGCTGTGAGGAGACGATTCAGGCTGCCTAACCTGGATCGAATGATCTTGCGAGGGGTTAAGATCAAACACTACAAGCCCCAGTCCGATGTGGCTAATGTACCACATATTTCTTATAACAATATACTTATAGGTTATTCAATGTGACTAGGGATGTAAGTTTATTCTTATCGAACAGAGAATCGAAGTCACTCAGGACATATCGTACCTTACTAAGGTTCAGATCATGTCGTAGACCTTTAGCCATTTGAGAGCCTGGTCTGCAGTCTTCTAAGTAATTCGCTATATCATTAGATGTAGCTTCATACGTCCTAAGTATTTCGGTCCAGAAATCCTTATCATTCCTTACGAAACCTTCATTCTCTTTTGCAAAGTCACAGAAGTCGTTCATACTCCCCAGTATCATGAACTCCTGAGAGCTGGACAATAATGCCAGCGGACCTGCATCGTCCTTCTTCTCCTCGTATTTCTGCTTAGCTTCCATTAGTTCCTCTCGGTAAGCTTTAGCATAGTCCTTAAAAACAAAGTATCCAATCATTTCCGTTTCCTTTGGCTTATGTTGAGATCCTTACTATACTTATAACATAACTGGTCTGCGCTATGTAAAAGAGAGCCTAAGCTCTCCTGCTGTGTGCCGCATTGTGCGGCTTCTAGCGATTGGCGTCTACGTCCATGTGATTAACTATTTTTATTATTTCCCCGGCTTACCGCCGCCGTTAGGAAATCCAGACCAGTTATATGTAGACACTTACATACCCATTATATTCGTTATTATTTCTGCGTGTTCTTCGAGAGTCTTCTTATCCAGAAGTAACTCAGGATTATCTACCAATTTCTTTGTTAACTTAACTAGTGGATTATTCTCCATCTCTTCTAATATCTCTGGAGGCATCTGCTGCTCGACGGCGTTGCTCACACGCTCGCCTGTCTTCAGATACTCTTCCCAGAAATCGATCTCTTCTCCGAAATCATCCAGGTTACTTTGCACGAACGAAAGTAATACTCCTAGATCCGACATTGCCCTGATCTCATACATCTGATCTACCGTATCAGATGCTACCAGGGTCTTAACGATTACTAAGTCGATCTTCTCTAAATCGATATCGTCTCCTATCGCCTTGTTTAATTCTTCTGCATAACGTTTGAATTGCGCGTACGTTAAATCCATTCTATCCTCGTCGGGGTGAAGAAAAATATCCTTCACATATTACTTATAACAAAATTGGGAATACTTATTTAGACCGATTAATATAGTCTACAAGTATCTGTTCGTTGATCGCCTTGCGGTCTCCTATCCTACTCCATACGAATTCCTCTATCGAATCCTTTGTGATGAGTATATAGTAGTCGCAATCCTCTTCCTGACCTATCCGGTGTATCCGATCCTGCTGCTGTAGGAATCGCTCTAGACTCCAGGACATAGACCAGAAGATTTGCGTATGACATCTAGTATCGAAATCGGGAAGGATCTCCACATCTTTATCTAGATTCTCTGGATCTTCGCCCAGTACGGTTATGCCATAGTTAACCGCTTGAGATTGACATACCAAAACCTGGCACGTACCACTTTTATTGAAGGAACGAACAGTTCCTCCAGTATCTTTAGAGCCTCCTTTAATGGACATATATTCTATACCCATCTTATCAAGAGTCTCTGAGATCTGTTCATATTCTGCAGATAGATTATACCAGACGATAGTCTTTCGTCCTGCACATTGATTTTCGAGTAGATTTCTGAACTCACGCTCTTTATATGAGTCGAGCCATATAGTCTCGCGTTTACCTTTATCAGGCTTCTCTGTCGGCATCCCCCATAGATCATCAATATCGCCATCTGATTCATATCGATAGGCGAAGCCGTTACTGACCTGCATTAGCTTACCAGACAGAGTCAGAGCATTATCTACCTCGAGGTACCTATCTTCATCGATCTTACAGATTAGGTTACTTGATAGTTCTTCAGTAACCCTTTGTTGACTAGGTGTTTGATCTACATAGATTGGATGGAAGTGCTTATCAGGAAGATCTAACCATTCGTCCTTGGTCATAACAATAGAGCACGCGGCTAGGGTATCTCTAATCTCACTGATCTTATGCTTAGCTACACCTGTCACAAATGATCTACCATTCTTAAGCTTAGCCTTATGTGCATAGAACTCTTCAAATCTACCATACGCAGTGGACACTAGACTAGGCTCGATGAATCGTACAGGAGCAAATATATCTAATGCACCTTTATTGATAAGCGTACCTGACATGATCACTCGATAATCTATCTTCTGACTCAGTTTAGTTATCGCCTTGGTACGAGAAGTAGTCGTATCCTTAATCAAACCCTCGTCTATCGCTATGAAATCGAAACCGATGGCCGCCAACTGTTCATACCCAGGCGCCACTTTCTCATAGTTACAGACGATGATATCTGCGTTCTCGATCTCCTCGAGTTCTTTAGCATGCTCTTCTGGGATTCTTTTTATGTCACGCCTAGCCGAAGATAGATTGCTCTTAGCCCGCTTGTATCCGGCGGTACCTTCTTCATGCTTGTCTAGTTCGGCAGCCCATTTAGTTGCCCGTGTCTCTGCACCGAGGAGCCTATCCTTCCAACTGGTAGATTTCAGAACGTATACCTTCTTATCCGGCCTGTGTTCTTTAACCTCATCTTCCCAGACGAACAAAAGAGCCTTGGGGCAGACTACGAGGGACTTCCGGAACCCCATTAGCTTGATATAGTTCAGAACCACGAAGGTCTTACCTAGCCCGGGCTCTAGGAGTAAGCCGGCTGAACCGTGCGTATAGAGGTATCTCAGAGCCAGCTCCTGATGCGGATACGGCGTATTGAGCCAGGGGAAATCTTCAGGTATTTCCTTAAGTTCTTCCTTTGCTCGTAAAATATCTACAAGACGCTTATTGGCATCAATCGGTTTCTTGTAAACCTTCTTGAGCCGACCTATTATGTCCTGAACGATCGCAGGCCTTTTAGGGAACACGAAGTGACCCTTCACCCTAAGGAACGCAGGGAAACGTTTCAAGATGTTGCTTTCCGTAGCACCATCTGGAATTATCTCGAAGTTAGCTTCGTTATAATCCGTAATTCTCATAATTACACCATGTTTGCAAACAAGGAGGCTCCATGCCTAATATTACTGAACAGTTAGAGGTAGTACAGTTCTACACTCCTTCTGACCCTTATTACTTCGAGGTTGATAATCGACCTCTGACCAACCTGGCGAATAACATTAACCTGTTGGCGCGAAATGCAGATGACTCTGCTGGACGTTCTGCCCGATCTGAGATGGCAGCTGCTTCTACCGCCCTAGCCTTATGTGGCGTAGGCGACCCTGCCCGCACCACCTGCGGTGGATACGTGGGTGAATATAAACTACCGGGCGGCCTGGATATCGACATCGGCTACGGCTTCGGGACATGGTTCACTACCGTAAGCGGCTCTGTAGATGTACAAGTCCCATATATCGGCGTGCACGATGAAGCCCGCCGTGTCAACGTATCGGTATCTCCAGGTACGGACGGTTACGTTCGTCGTACAGAGATCTGGGCAATCCCGACTGATGCAACCACTAGTTCTCGAGTTCCTTCCGGTGAATCGGAGATCCGAGAAGTAGATATCATCACTCAGGTCACTCCTGATTACGATGCTACTGCAGGCTACATCATGTCTCCTCCTAGTACTTCAGCCATCCACTTAATGGATATCGTAGTACCGGAACGTTCTGTAGCCTTATCAGAGGATATGATCACTCTTCGATATATGAAGACATTCGAGCAGACCTCTAACCCACTAGCCAGTGCTAAGGCGGACTACGTACATCACGTAGTAGAGCTAACGGGTAGTACTCCTCGTGATCTAGTCATCCCCCTAGCCGGCTCTGACATCAATGTTAATCAGATCGATGCATGTGAAGTATTCCTACAGGGTGTTAACCAGTTCTACTGGCTATACAGTCCTGGCGCGAACACTATCACAGTAACTGATAAGAACGGTACTCCTGCACAGATCAGCTCTGACGTAGAAGTACGCGTACGACAGCTTACGCTCTCGCTTTAATCCTCTCGATCATCTGACGCCCTTTGGATTTCCAATAGGGCTTCATATCTTCATTGGCATCGCGGACATTCCTATTGATACTCTGAAGTGATTGCACTTCAGAGATCTGTAGGCCTAGTCGTTCGGCCAATCCTAAGGCCTCCCTGGCCTCTTCAAAATACGTATCTTTCATCGTTTCCTCAATTTCCAAAAGATCCAAAGTACAACAAGTACGATTAATATAGCAGCTGTGATCATAGACCACTTAGCCATCCAGATATAGAAAGCCATTACGACAGGCATTACCCACGCAACGAACCCATAACTAATCATAATAAAGGCTAGAGCCGCGATGGCTAGCCAGAAAAGAATCTTCTTTAACATAATACTCTCACAATTCAAAATAAGCGTTCGGATCGAACCAGGTCTGCTCGCTGTTATACCCTACCGGGTTACACAATACTCTTGTGCCATCTAAAAGATAATCCCACACTTGATGCACATGCCCGTGAACCCATACGTCCGGGCGAGGTGTCATCTCAGTGAAATAACATGGATTATAAGGATCGCCTTCATAGTCTCGGTGGATACTCTTAGCGCTTGGGGCATGATGAGTGACGAATATACATTTCCTATCAGTATCGATCGATTCTAAGAACTTCTTCGATTCCCAATGCTTGGCCGTAGTATCGATGATCCGGGCTTTCCATTTATATGGATCCGCCTGAGGACCTGTACGAATATACTTATAGTCATTCATCATAGGAAAGTCGTGTTGTTCATAACCCCAGAGATCCGTCCACATAGTACACCCGGCGATGAGTACATCTCCGAATTCGATCGTCTCATCTTCGAGTAGATGATAGTTCTCTATGTGTTCTGTACGTTCTTTGAACGATTTAAGGGATCTAGTAAGAGACCCTCCGTAGTACTCATGATTACCCGGGACGTGAACTACCGCCTTGAACCGCTTACAGGTTTCCTCTACTCGAGTTACTGCAGAGCCCTTCTTGAACTCCGTCCAGTCACCAGCTACTATCAGTACGCAATCCTCCTCGCCTTCAATATAGCTATTATGAACATCACTGATATACCTAAATTTCTGCATCCTTACCTCTGCTAAAAGAGAACCTAGAGGTTCTCTAGAAGCTACCCTACTGGGCAGCTTCAGTTGTTTCAGACATTACAGTCTCATCGGACTTAGCCTTACTTTGACGGTACTTGTGGATACCGTAGCCGATACCTACCGCTGTAGCCGTTACGCCTAACGCAACTGCAGCACCTTTAGGAGTCATTAGACGACTCTTAAGCGTGGCCTGTTGCTCAACGCTTTCTAGTGCTTCTTCACGAGTTTGAGTTTTGTTAGTGTCTTTAGACATGGTTATTTCCTCACATTGGTTATAGAAAAGGGTTAAATACCCATAACATATTACTTATAGCAGAATACACTATGAATATTGAAATTAGCGTACTCTCTACACACCTTAATTATAACACTTCTTAGTTTAATGTTGAAAAACCCCAATGCCCGCCTGAAAGAATTGTAAAATACGTTTATAGACTAAAATCTTACTAGATTAAGCAGAGGAACTAAATTATGATCGGAGTACATCCTACTACTCCAGGAGGTGCCTACGGAAGGTACGACCTGGGTACATATGCAAACCCGTCGTATACAGTAAGTGGTCAGTTCCTACCTAAGAATTTCCATGACCTACTAAAGTGGACCCGATTCATTATAGTTAAGTCTCCTACTGTAACTGAAGTTCTACGTAAGCTGGCCACCTACCCTATTACAGACGTCGTCGTGAATAGCCCTAATTCTAAGCTACGCGATAAGTACGAAGACATCATAGAATCGATTAGGTTGATCGAGAAGATGTCTGACTCAGGCTTTGATTACCAAGCCTACGGCAATAGCTTCAACTCTATCTACTTCCCTATTGATAGATTCCTTAAGTGTCCGTACTGCGAGACCTCTTATAGTGCCAACAAGGCTTTAGACGGTAGGTATGCGATCTGGAAGAAGTGGGGTTTCCACGGGACCTGTCCCAGCTGTAACCATCAAGTGACGTATGAGCGCGTGGACGTCGCCAGTAAAGACTTAAGTCGAATCAATATCGTTAAATGGAAGCCTGACAATATATCTATTAATGATAATCCTATTACAGGCGATACTGAATACTACTACAACATCCCAGGTGATACCAAACGTAAGATCATTACCGGCGATCCGCACTACATCTGTACACTACCTTGGGAGTTCATCGAGGCGGTTAAGGTACAGAAGGCGTTCAAGTTCAGTCGCGGACAATTATATCATATGAAGTCCCTGTCTATGGGCGATATCGTAGAAGGATTCGGAGTCCCGCCTCTACTATCTCATTACTCTACTGTGTTCAATATGGAATGTCTGAAGAAGGCGAACGAGGCGATAGCATTAGAGCATCTTAATCCGATGCGAATCCTATATCCTCAACAGGGCACGAATGCAGGCGATCCGGCGTCTATGATGACAATGAGTAATTTCTCAATGAACGTACGAGATGCACTCCGTAAGTTCAAACAGGATCCGAACCACATCCTATTGTCGCCCGTACCGGTTGGCGTAGGAAATTTAGGCGGGCAAGGCAAGTCTCTACTGGTTACTCAAGAACTTAAGTTTGCAGAAGAGCAGCTACTTATGTCTATGGGTGTATCACGCGAGCTACTATCCGGACAGACTAACTGGACGAGCTCTACAGTAGGTCTTCGACTATTAGAGAACAACATGAATCAGTATACTCGTAAGCTTAAGCGCTTTCTGAACTGGATCATGGACCAGGTAACTAACTACTTAGGTATCGAAGATGTCGACGTAGAGTTGATTCCATTCGAGCTTACTGATAACGACCAGATGAAGCAATTATACCTTGAGTTACACCAGCGCCAGCTTGTATCCTCTGATACGCTTCTTAATGCATTCGATATCGACCCCGATAAAGAGCGTGAGAAGATCGTTCAGGATATCATTAATAAGGCAGGTGAGAGCATCAAGACTAAGCATAAGGTCGAGATCGCAGAATTCATGGCTATGAGAGATACTACATCTGACGGTGAAGATGATGACGGACATAAAGATTACCGCGAAGAGGTTATGGCAATAGCCCGTAAGATTCTAGAAGAAAAAGATGAGGAGAAGCGTAATCAAATGCTGATTCAGCTTCATACATCTGATCCTAATAAGTACGCCCATGTTATGCAGTATGTACAGCAATACTTGCAACCAGATCCTGAACAACCTGGAGATGAAGAAGGAGCTTCTCAATGAATGATCTATTAGCGGGCGCCAAGAAGCCCGATACCGGAACTCCGGAACTACTACCTATAGGACCCGCCACGGGTCCTAACACTTCTGACTATCTGTATCGAGTAGATTACTTTCAGATGGGCGGAACCGGTGATGAAGACGATAAGAACATGATCGAAGGTCTTTTGACTCGCGGTATCGATAATACCGGCGACATCATTATCCTAGATCAGAAAGAATCTATCTCTGCCACTACCGGTATGTATACAATCGTAATCAAATATCTAGAAAGACGTAGAGGCGAAGGAGTGGACAATGCCCAAGAAGGCCAGTGATTTAATACCTATCTTTTCAAGTCCTCATGAGATAAACGATAGAACGGACAAGGCGATGATCGAAGGTATCTCTTCGACATTTCCTATAGAGAACGCCAACTACCGCATTGAAGTAGAAGATGTTCATGCCGATAAGAAGTTTTTCGATCATAAAGACGAGAAAGATGCTATTCTTCGTAGTAAGTCTCTAACGTACCCAGTTCGCGGTACAGTTAAGATGTACGACAAGAAAACTAATAAGCTTATCGATACAGTTAAGAACTTCAGTCTTGCTGATACTTATGCATTGACCGGTAAGCATACGCAGGTTTATAAAGGAAACAATTATAATGTCGCTAATCTCGTTGTTCTTAAGCCTGGAGTATATACTCGCAGTCGCGATAACGGAGAACTGGAATCCTCTTTCAACACTGGAAGCGGAGCTGGCTTATCGATTATCCTAGAGCCTGAGACTTTATTATTCAAGATTCGTGCAGGTGGATCTAAGTCCAGCGGTCTAAGTCTATTCGTATTACTGACCAAAGTATTCGGATTAGACCGTGCAACTATCGAGCGCTACATCCCTAAGGATATAGTAGAGCCGAATATGAAGGACGCCCAGGGTCGAGACACTAAAGTAATCAATAGCTTATATAGCAAGATGGTTAATAAGCGTATTCAGGATAAATCTCTATCTATCGAAGATAAAGCAGAAGCCCTTAAAGAGGCCCTTCAGAATTCTAAATTAGACGTCGATACGACCCAGACTACTCTAGGTAAAAGCTTCTCTCATATCACTGCCGAGACGATTCTTCTTTCTTGTAAGAACATCATCGATATCAAGAGAGGTGAGCGTGCAGAAGATAACCGAGACAGCCTGCAGTTCAAACGCGTACTAGGCCTACCTGATTTCATCAGCTCTCACTTTGCTAAAGGCAATGAGAATGTAACAGGCCCGATCAAAAACATTCAGCGCTCGCTGGATAAAGTGGATAAGAACGATCCTAAGATCCGTTCTGTTCTAGGCGCTAAGCCTTTCAATAAGGTATATACAAACTTTATCAACAACAGTACTCTAGCGTCTCCCCCTAGTGAAACCAATCCTATTGAATCTATCGAGAACGTAGGTAAGGCTACTGTAATCGGACCGGGCTACGGCGGTATCGCTTCTGAGAAGGGCGTACCGGACGAAGCGCGTAACGTCGACCCATCGCATTTAGGTATATTGGATCCTTCCCGTACCCCTGAATCTGCCATGGCCGGTATCGATCAGCGTTTCACAATGACAGCACGTCGAGACAGCGAGGGTAATATGTATGCTCGAGTATTGGATAGAAGCGGCAAAGAAGTCTACCTGTCATCTAACGAGATGATGAATTCCGTAATAGGATTTCCAGACGGAATGAGGAAAGACGGCAAGAAGACCACAATGACCCAATATAAGGGTAAGTTCAGAGAGGCAAATAAGAGCGAGGTACAATATTGGATTCCAGCCGGATCTGATATGTATACGGTAACCACCAACATGGTTCCATTCTTCAACAGTTAATTGATTAGCTGCCTTATAGAGGAATCTATAAGTGAAAACCCATTGAATTGCTGGGATATCCTTGGTGTTCTTAACCACGGTATTTTCGAAAGAAGGTACAAAGGTTTTAAAATAAGGACATAGCGGGACAATCAGCAGCGAAGCTCCTAAGGCATTTGCTATGGAGAACGTTCAACGACTATCCGGAGACGGAGTAGAGTCAAGTGACTCGAAGTGGTGGGCACCCAGAACGGGTGAAGATATAGTCTATTCTTTACGGTAACGTAAAGCAGCGAAGTAAGTATGAATTACGAAAGAATATATAACGAATTGATAGATAATGCAAGACTATCTGAGTATCAAGGATATGTAGAGATACATCATATAAAGCCTAGGTGCTTAGGAGGAGATGATTCTCCGACAAACTTAGTAGCATTAACTGCTCGTGAACATTTTTTAGCACATTGGCTCTTAGCTAAAATGCACCCAGACAATGACTCTCTGACGTATGCATGGAATATGATGTGCGTAGGTCGGACTCAAAGTAGCCACTTGTATAAGTACGCTAGGGAGGAAGTCTCTCGCAGACGTACAGGTAAGAGCTGGGGTAATCATACCGAAGAGACCAAACGTAATATGAGTATAAGTAGGCGGGGGCGTAAACTACCTCCAGTGTCTACGGAGACTAGAGATAAGATGAGGCTTTCTAAATTAGGTCATGTACAATCTGCTTCTACAATAGCTAAACGTACGGCCAAGACTAGAAAACCTGTAATAGCCTTAAAAGATGAAATATCTACGAGATACGATTCGATAAAAGAAGCTTCACTAGCTCTAGGTATGGACCCTTCCTGTATAACAAAAGTATGCAAAGGGAAGAGGAAGACTTATAAGGGATACGTTTGGAAATACGCGGATTAAGCAGTAACGACCTTAATCGAATATAAAAGAATCATCCAGGCCGTCTAACGATGGCAGGTAAAGCTTTACCTCAGTCTCTGTCTCTAAAAGAGCGTGAAGAGCCTTTAGTACAGACAGTAGATCACACAGGTACGCCATATATTAAGAGAATGGCAGGTGTATTCTCTAGTACATCCCCTGTATCAGGGACTGTAGTAGAGGCGAAGGAAAAGTCAATCAAGATTAAGACCGACGATGGACAGACTCATGTCGAGCATCTGGTAGATAACCTTCCGTTTAATATGAAAGGTTTCCATGATGACGAGCCGCATAATCTTAAGGTCGGTGATAGAGTTGAGGCGGGACAACTTCTTGCAGAGAACAATTATACTCGTAACGGTAACTTAGCTATCGGTAAGAACTTACACGTAGGTTACATTCCGTATAAGGGCTACAACCACGAGGATGGTATCGTAATCTCCCGTTCAGCCGCAGAAAGTATGACATCCAATCATGCATCTAAGTTTGACTACAAAGTCGATAAGACGACTACACTAGACCTTAATAAGTTCCAAAGTGCATTCGGTCGTAAATATAAGCCGGCTCAACTTAAGGGTTTTGCAGCTAATGGCATGCCTAAGAAAGGTAGAGAGCTTCATTATGGGGATATAATCTGGCCGATCTTAGAGGAGAAGCAGCAGTCTGAAACTGATAAACTTCTTGGCCGATTACATAAGACGATGGTTGCACCCTATCGGGATGCATCATTGATATGGGATCACCATGAAGTAGGCAAGATTGTCGATATCGACTTCACTGGTAAGAACATTCGAATCATCGTACGTTCGGAGAAGCAATTAGAAATGGGTGATAAGATCACTGGCCTGCATGGTAACAAGGGTGTTGTATCTTTGATTCAAGAAGATCACTTAATGCCTCACTCGAGAGAGACCGGTAAGCCTCTAGATCTACTACTTAACCCTGCATCGGTAACTTCTCGTATCAACCTAGGACAAGTACTAGAAACTGCAGCGGGTAAGATCGCTCAGAAGACGGGTAAACCCTACCTGGTACAGAACTACGCAGAAGAGAATAACATCAAGAAGATTCGTCAGGAACTTGATAAGCACGGCGTATCGGATACGGAAGAGATCTACGATCCAGTAACCGGTAAGACGATCGGTAGTAAAGTTCTTGCAGGGCCTCAATATATCCTTAAGTTAGATAAGACGGTGGATGCAAACTACTCTGCACGCTCCGTTAACGGCGGTTATGATAATATCGGCCAGCCAACTAAGGGTGGTGACGAAGGTGCCAAGTCTATCGGCTACATGGAATTCTTAGGTTTATTAGGTTCTAATGCTCGTAAGAACTTGAAGGAAATGGGTACGATTAAATCTGAAGGTGGTAACCTTACCGACCAGGCAGATTACTGGGATCGATATGTACGAGGACTCCCTCTACCGAAACCTAAGACTACCTTCGCAACCAAGAAGTTCTTCGATACTCTAGTAGGATCAGGTATAGACGTATCTCACCGTAACGGCGAGTTATCTATTTCTCCTCTTACAGATGAAGCGATACTTAAGCGTTCAAGTGGTGAACTTCAGAATGCTAAAGCAGTATTCCAGAACCAGATGAAGGCTGAGAAGGGAGGCCTGTTCGACGTAAACATTACTGGTGGATTAGACGGGACTAAATGGTCTCACTTCAAACTTGCAGAGCCTATGGTGAATCCTATTATGGAAGATCCTGTGGTAAGTATGCTAGGTCTGAAGAAGAAACAGTTTGAGGACATTACTGCAGGTAAGCTTGCTGTTAAACGTAAGGCTAAAGGCTTTTTCGATCTAATAGATACTGATAGTGAAAAGGTCGTCGACACGATTAATGTATCGGCTATTCAAGATATGACTAAGAAGGCGGATGACTCTGAACCGGTAGTAGCCGGGGCAGCATTCAAACAGATGCTTTCTGATATCGATACGAATGACGAAGTACATCGTCTTAAGAAGATGATTCCTGAAACGAAATCTGTAAGTAAGAAAAATGCTCTCGTTAAGAGGCTTAAGTACTTGCACGGATTATCTAAACAGGGCTACTCGGATCCTAGTAAAGCAGTGATGCTTCACAACCTTCCGGTTATCCCACCTAATATGCGTCCATTGGCACGTAGAGGTAATAGTTTAGATATCACAGACGTTAACCAGCTTTATCGCGACTTCTATACTATCAATGATGGTGTAAACAAGCTTAAGGATGAGACGTTAGATTTCGACCCGGTTCTTCAAGAAGTTCGAATGGATAACTATAACTCTGTTAAAGCTATAATGGCTAACGGAGATCCTACCAACTACAAGACTAAGAAGCAGGGCCTTAAAGGCTTACTTCGACAGATCGGAGGTGTAGGCGGTCCTAAGACAGGTTATTTCCACGATAAGATTCTTAAGAAGAAGCAGGACATGTCAGGTCGCGGTACTATCTATGCTGCTCCGGATCTAGGCTTTAACGAAGCTAAGATTCCTAAGGATCAGTTATGGACCATGTACGAGATGCACATTAAGCGTGACTTAGCTAAAAAGGGGTACGACCCTGCTAAAGCCAAGAAGGCATATGAGGATAAGACGGAGGCGGCGATGGCATCTTTTAATAAGATGACTAACGAAGTTCCTATTATCATCAACCGTGCACCTACACTAATGAAGACCAACATCCTAGCTATGAAGGCGATTCCTACCGAAGGAAAGACTATCGGTCTTAACATTCTTCATCTACCAGGCTTCGCAGCGGACTACGATGGCGATGCTATGTCGATGCATGCTCCTATTACCGAAGAGGCTATTCGTGAGGCTAAAGAGAAGCTGATGCCAGCTAATCACCTACACGATGCCCGTAAAGGATATGGATCACCGATGTACGCCCCGGGTCATGAAGCGATCTTAGGATCGATCACTATGACCAAACCTGACACTAAGCAGAAAACTGTTAAGTTCAAAACTGAAGCAGAAGCACTTAGAGCGTTGGAGGCCGGAGAGATCCAAGAAAATACACCTATCACGATAGGCTAAAAGAAAGGGACCTTAGGGTCCCTTTTTACGACCCACCTCTGACACCAGTGGTGTCGAGATGACTCGTGTTGGCGCAGTGTAGGTCGATATCTTCTATGTTCGCGCACAGAAAGCTGGTAAAGCTTAGGTTCGCGCCAGAAAAGTCTGCACCATAAAGGTTGGCGTAGTGAAAGGAAGCATGGTCTGCCGTAGAGTTCGAGCATTTAGCTTTACGAAGATTCGAGTTGTTAAGATTGGAATAACTTAATACGCTTCCAGAGAGATCTGATGAATCAAGATCTACCCCCTCCATATTAGTCCCCATAAAGTTGCATCGCTTAAGCGATGCTCCTCTAAAGGAGGATCCCTCTAGGTTTGACCCTAAGAAATCCATTCCATCCAATATCAATCCATCGAAGTTACACCGTATCAAGGCGGCGCCTCTTAGTGAAATTCTATGAAACTCTATCTTACCTGCTAAGGGTTTGAAGTCGACATCTTCTAGGATAGTGCGACTTCCTACGCTAGGGTCTGCTATCCACAAGCCGTGCTCGAGAACTTTACTAAGTAAGTCTTCAATTTCCATTAGGTATAAAACCTCCCATATCAAACTCTCGGACTACAGATTGAAACCCTTCTTTAAAGTCGGTCAACTGATCGGTGCATAGACGATACTTTACTAGGTCTTTGATAGACGCTACTCCGTAGTTTCTTGCACTGATGCGATCACCTCGTCTGTCAGAATGGGCCATCATCATAAGGTTTGTCATGCAATCTATGAGGGAGGTCATTTGAATAAGACCACTGGCATCGATGGTATTCGAATAAGCTACCTCATAGTATTTCAAGTGAAAGTCATCAATACCGTCCTTTATATTCTCTAAAGAAGAGTCGCGGTTCAACGAAGCTTCCATAATAGAGCGGAAGTCTTTGTTGGCAGACACGATAGGTTTGACTTTGATTGTTTCTAGTTGAACATGTTTAAATAAGTTTTGTAAGCTCATAGCTGGGCCTCCGTGATGCTCTCTAGATTAGAGCCGATATTATTATTTACTGAATTACCTACGATAGCCGATATGACTCTCGTATCAAGATTTCCCATTACGAGTATTCCGTAGAGCTTTTCTATCTCTTTTGGGAAACACCCGACTACTGCTTCGTTGCCATATTCATGACTTTTATCGATGAGAATGCAGTTTCCAAAACAGGTCCCGATCATCACTATTATTCGCCCTTTATGGAGGAATACTAAGACGCTACCGGCAGACAGCTCTAATTGAACCGCCTCTCTATAACACCCTGCCTCGATACACTTAGGTATCTTATTAGGTAGGTAGACCTTTCCTGTTTTATCTTCCGTAATAAGGATATCCAGTATCTCTACTAAGTATCCAGTCCTTGATCTAAGGGCACTCTGAACTTCATTCATTTCCTTGCACCTTGATAATTTTCCTACTATACTTATAACATAAGTGACCTCTAGAATTCACTAAAAGCGAGACTCGATACCCTTTACGACCAGCCATATGCTGATCACTTCTGGTGAACTCTATTGGTGTCATGATAACTCACATAGTAGACGTAATTGATCTTTAGTAAGACCTTTCTCTTCTAGCTGCTTCTTAACCTCAATCGCTTTCTTGAAATCTTCCGTGTTCATACGGTCCTTCAATTGATTAGCTTTATGAGACGCCAACACTACGTTACCTGGAATATATCCTTTATCACTATCTAGACGATCAATAGTCAAGTAGTTATCTGGCAATTCAACATCACCATTAACAACTGTCGATACATCATGCTGAAAGTGCACTAACTCTACTCCTGTAAAGTAGCAATGCTTATCTTTCAATAGTTCTTCAAGGTCACGTAGGGTTATCGTGAAGTCAACTCCCCGTTTTTGTGCAGATACACTTAGGCTGACATATTTTCTAGCCAGGTATACCTGCTCATCATTGAATACTTCTGGAGTGCTATCCTTCACCTCGAAGCGTTCTATATTATCAGAGATCCATTCCCTGACTCGTGGTTCCATCCACTCCTCTTTAACCGTGCTCCAGATAAAGAGATACTTATCAGTATGTTCGCTACCCTCTCCTCTCCGCTTAACAACCTTAGGGACCCATCCGGAATTCGAATTGGTCTTATAAGCTAAGCTAGACAGTTGATGGGCAGCGTAGGCTGACATCTTGAAGGCCTTCTGGCCGTCAGTTTCGATCTTGTTCATTAGGCTTAATCCTCTGCCAATGAAACCGGAACCGAAGCGATCATTGCGATCTAGTTTGGAGATGATCTCCTGATATAGTTTGCGAGCAGTAGAGATATCGATTAATACCTCTAATTTCTCGCCTAAGGCGTCTATTACAGCCTCCGAGAACTGAAGGCTAGACATTTTTGCATTATTATCATTCATATTTAATATCCTTTTATTTGGGGTTATCCCCAGATCTGAATCTCTTATAACAAAACGAAACCCAAATGTGTAAAATATAGGGTATGCACACTAAGGAGGTCTGACATGGACAAATCAGCGAAATTATCAACTATAGCCAGAGGTTTAGCCTTAGGTGGTGCCGGAGTAGCAGCAGGAATCTTAACCGAGAAGCATAGACAGAAAGAGAGGCGTAAGCTTTGGGGCCGTAAAGGTGCCGAGAAGCGTAGGCTAATCAAGGCAGCCGAAGAGGCTTCGAGAGAAGTGCATCTAGATAAGAGTCTTATCAGGGCGATAGGCAATAACGGCATATCCCCTAAAACTCTGGCCGCCTACATTAAGTCCAAAGCTTACGTTACGACTAAGAATGGGGTCAAAGAATATGACTCAACTAGTCACTAAGATACGGGCATCTGGATACTTACCTAAACAACGGATGAATCCGCCTAAACCCCCGGTCAGAATGTCTAGGCGACACAACCTATCTTCCGTAGACACTAAGAAGGGAGCCTCACGGGCCTTTGTAGCCCGAGATGGTAAGCCTATATCAATAGAACCTATTAAAGCACCTAGGAGTAAGACCCTTGCCCAGATAGGACGCAATATTCAAAGGAGGAGATATGCCTGATGTAATAGCAGCAGGATCTCTAAAGATCAAGAGTCTCTTACCGGACTCCGTGAAAGATAAGTTCGACCTCACTAGGGAGTTAGATAAGGATGGGGTTAAGAATCTCATCTCAGATATCATCTCTGAAGGAGGATCGCATGCACCTGATGCCATCTCTAATATCAGCCGCGAGTTCTTCGATGTAGCCACTAAGCATGGATACTCGACTCCTCTAGATGATTACTGGAATGATTCAGAAGACCGCAATACGATGCTTCAGGAGTTCAAGAGTAAGGTAGATCAGATTACTCTGAATAAGAAGCTAGATGAGCACACCAAGAATACTCAGATCAATGAGTTAACTAATAAGTACGGAGAAAAGCTCAAGAATCATAACCTGAAGTATTTGGTAGATAGAGACTCCACTGCAGCCATCATGGCTCAGACCGGTGCTCGAGGTAACCCGCACCAACTTATGCAAGGTACGGCGTCTCCGCTTATATCTAAGCGTATCGATGGTAGCCCGATTCCAGTAGCAATCACTAAGTCGTATGCCGAGGGTCTAAGTCCGGCCGAACAGCTATCGATGTCATACTGGGGGCGTAACAATACAGTACAGGCTCAGCTATCGACGTCTAAGCCAGGTGCCTTATTTAAAGAAATCACGCCTAACCTGTACCATGAAGTAGTGACAACCCCTGACTGCCATACTACGAATGGTGATGTAGTACCTGTCAGCGATAAACGTAAGATCATGCACAGATATGATACTGCAGGCAGACTCATCGACGAGGCCTACTACAAAGAACTCGTTACGAGCGGTAAGAAGACCATCAAGGTTCGCTCTACGTTAACCTGCGAGGCGAGAGAGGGTGTATGTCAGAAGTGCTACGGCCATGATTCTCGAGGCCACCTACCCGATATAGGTGAGAACGTAGGTGTCCTAGCAGCTCAATCTGCATCTGAAGTACTGACCCAGATGATTCTATCTACCAAGCACGATGCGAAAGCCGGTAAGTCGGCCAACCCGTATGACCAGGCGAATAATCTATTGATCAGCCCTAAGGAGTCCTTCCAGGATAAGGCTATCATAGCGACCTTGAACGGTAAAGTAGACGATATCATAAAGACGCCTCTTAATGACCATAAAGTAATTATCAATGGCCATGAACATTTCGTACCTAGAGAGCGAGACCTAGAGGTTCGAGTAGGTGATAAGATTAAGATCGGACAGGCTATCTCTAATGGAACCATCTCTCCTAGAGAGTTAGTACCCCTACGTGGAATAGGCGAAGGTCGTAAGAATATGGCCGATGAACTTAATCGTATCTATGAGAATGCAGGGAATAGTCTAGATAAACGACATTTCGACCTAATCGCCAAGAATATGATCAAGCACGTACGCGTACAGGATTCTGGGGATACAGGATATCTACCTGGCCAGGTAGTGAATGTGAATGATATCCAGAAGACTTTAGAGGAGGATCATGAAGAAGTAGACGTTAAGGACGCCGCAGGCAAGATGCTGTCTCACCAGATCATCCATATGACCCCTGGAACTGTCCTAGATGGAAATCACATCGACGAGCTAAAATCTAAGGGTATAGATAAAGTCAAGATAAGCAAGACAAATTTATCGGTCGAGCCTTTCGTACCAGGCCTTAAGTCCGTTAAGAAATTCGATGAGAATTGGGTATCTAAACTGACGACCGGCGATATCGCCAGGTCACTTAAGAATGGTGCTGCACTTGGGCAGACATCCCAAGTCTCGTCAACAGACCCTATCGCAGCATACGTAATGGGCTCTGACTTCGGCGAAGGCCAGAATGGTAGATATTAAGGAGATACGCAATGGTATTATCTAAAGATGCTCTAGTGAAGCTGAATGAACAGGCTCCTGAGCTAGCGAAATACGTGACTGCATTTAGAGACCTTTCAGATGAGATGCCGGAAGATTCTGGCATCCACGTCGGGATGTTTATCCTAGACATTGAAGGTGCGTCTGTTTATGTACCGGTAGTTAGTAAGTCAGATAGGATCCAACCTATCGAGACTCTATACTGTGCCGAGTCAAAAATGTTCATACCCCTAACCAAGAAGTACGTCAAGTGGTTCATCGATACAAAGCCTAAGATGGGTGTCGCCAAGGATTCTAAGAATTCTGTACGTAATCCGTCACTTAAGGATGCAATTACTCCGCCGAAAACCGGTAAGTACCTATACGCATCTGAAGGTCGTTTACACTCATTCATCGATTCACTTTCTAATGAACTCCGTCAGGAAATGAAGAGCGATATCGAGAAGGTAGCTCAAGAGATCAATCGTGTAATGCCTGTAGAGGCTCTTATGGAGTGTCTAGGCCGCGTTGCCCCGGAGATTAATCTTCCAGCCCCTCGAGAAGTAGAGGTAGTAACTTCCGCTAAAGGCCTATCTGAAGAAGAGATCCAGGAGATCCTAGAAAAAGGATATATCGTTAAGAACGCTCCTAAGGCTGGGCGAGTTGCAGTAATTGCAGGAAACAACCAGGCGATCGAGAAGATCTCTGCAGGTGTAGCCGGTGAAGCTCGTCAATTAGTCTCTTTCGGTGACAGCCTATCTGTAGCAATCCTAGACGGATATTCTCCAGTACAGTCCGATAACGTATTCGTAGCAGAGAATGGAGCCAGAGTATCGGGAGATGCTATCGGTCTTGCCACTGCTCAGCCATCGGATGCCGTACTAGATAAGCTGACTCATAAACCTCTAGGTTCTGTATCTAAAGGTGACTACGGTCTGATTGATACCGGAGACGGAGTTATCGGTCCTCTATCTGTTTACGATGTCGTTCTTTCAGGCGACTGGATCAAGATCGAGACGAGTAAAGGGGCAGTTAATGTACACGAATCTGTACACGGCCGTGGCGGTAAGACGGGTAGAGGGATCTTCTTGAATCCTCTGTCTTCTACATTCATCGTTATGAATCGTGAAGAAAGGGTTAATGTCATTACCGATGTCAATACTGCACAGGCAGCTCTAGAGGCTGGTGAATCTAAGATTCTTCCTGTAGTTAAGAGCATCATGGAGCGTGACGGAACGTACGCAGTAGATGGTAAAGAGGTAGGCCCTAAGATTAAGATGCTGGAATATGCACTTCGTGAATGGGCACTATCCGTACCGACGGCAGAGACTCTAATTAAGTCTGCAGAAGAACGCACTAAGTTAGTATTCCGTATGAGTAAGGAAGCCGCAGAGATTCCATCCTACGGAGATAAGTTACCACCGGATACTGAAACGAATCTACCTAATAAGGTACGTGAAGTAGCTGAAGTAAAAGATCGTGAGATCATGGAAGCGACTATCATCTCTGAGATGCTGCGTAATCCAGACCTACACGGTTCTATTAAAGAATACCTTCCTGAGATTAAAGAGGCAATCGATAAGCTTGGCCGTACGCTATTCTTAATCCGATTGAATTCAGGCAAGTTGACCGATGACATGGACTCTGAAGCACTCAACAGTCTAATCACTTCTACCCGTAACTCATTACGCGTATTAGGTGACAACTATGTTGAACTAGAGAATCTATCGAGTAACGGTTAATGTCTAGTCCAGGTTACCGAAATTGGCTCATGATTCGTAGAGTAGCCGGCAAAGACAGTATGGTCGATTCAGTCCTTAACGACTGCGTCGACTCTCGAATCATTAAAGAGGCCAAAGATATTTTCTTAGATAAGATTGTCAGAATCTACGTGGAGGCAGGCCTCTTAGCCTCCGAGGATTTTGATACTCTATCCGAGATACTTGAAATCGATAAGTATGTATTGATGTTCTATCACGATATCTACTACGACGTGCATTCACTATCGAGAATACATAAGGTTAATCATCTTGCTGGCATAGAAGATGAAGATGAGCGTAATCTCAAGCAGTGGGCCATGACGAACGGTATCGGATTCATCAAGTGGAGACTCGGCGTAGGTCATAAACTTTCTCTTCAGGAAAGTCTAGTTGATCTCCAGGCAGATGCATACTTCCGAAGCAAAGAGGCATTCTTCAATAGCAATACTGCAGAAGCATCTCAGGAAGGACTTAAATGGTCCAGACAGGCAACTACTCTCGCTAAGCTACTTAGTGATATATCAGTTGATGAAGATGATGCTAAGGCGGAATTCGAACTTGCCCTTAACAAGATTACAGAGGATGACCTAGAGCTTCCTAGTATCGCAAATCTACGTGAGGAATCATGATGGAATTTTCCCCAGAAAGACTAAAGGAGCTATCTACCGATAACGTTAAGTCGTTAGTGGCAGAAGGTACTCCTCTTAACGACTCTATTATCGCCCTGGCAGAGAGTCTAGAATTAAACCCAGAGCAGATTAAGCGCCTAGTCGAGATGTCTAACCAATTAGCATACTTGGCTCAACTTGAATCTGCCGATGATCGAACCTTTGAATTTGACGTAGCGGATTATGACAGTATAGTAGATTCTATGCTTCCAGAGGCCTCTATTGAAAAGTCTGCTTCCGACCTATCTGACATCGCATCTATATTCGATGTGCCTATGGAGAAGGTTGCTTCTGAAGCTAGCGTACGAGATCTATCTGACAGCGAAAAGACCAAGGCCCTTACCAAGGTAGCCTCGGAAGGACGTTGCAAATTGACGGACCTCTGGCACCAAGGCGATGCCCTGAAGTGGGATATCGTTAAACAGGCCGAGGCGCTTAAGAAAGACGAGAAGGTATTCGAGAAGATTGCACACGTATCTGAATCAGCGCGTATGGCTAACCTATTAGGCGGAGAGGTAGTTGAATCTACTACTCTATACTCTCAGGACGACCTGGCCGGCGTAAAATCTCTTTCAGACACATTAGAAAAAGCTGCCCAAGTAGTTTCCGAGATCAAGGATCTTACTCCTAAGGTTGAGCATGCAGAAGAGATGGTGAAGCAGGCCTTCCTAGCTCCTCTATTAGCTAACTCAGCTAGAGTAGTAGGTAACACTATGAAGTCGATCCCGGGAGTAGAACGTGCAGGTGCTTCTGTTAAGAAGGTAGCGGATAAGATGGCCGCTAACAAAACGACAAGCAGAATGTATAACGCATGGTCCGTAACGGATTCTGCGGCTGAAGTATCTCGAGGTACTAACCGTACATACGACGCTTGGAATAGCTTAAGAGGATAATATGAAAGAGCAAATTTTAGAAGCCCTTATGGCTGAGCCGCTAGAAAAAGAGGCATCTGACCAGGAAGGCTATCAGGAATATCTTGAAAAGGCTGCTGAGGAATTCGGCGTAATGGCTATGGAACTGGGTCTTGATAAAGAAGCCAGTTTTATGGATAGCCTACGTTCCAGCGGTGCTATCAAGAATATCACCGACGGCTTCGGTAAAGGTATCGGCACTGGTATTGCAGGATTAGGCGTAGGCGCCCTGGGCGTACTAGGTTCTATGGCAGCACGAAAGGCATTCTCTGCTACAGGTAATGCAGCAGGTCGCTCTCGTTATGAGCAAGCCTTGAGTCAAGCCCTATCTCGCAACCAAATCTTACGTGGATTAGAAGGAGAGCAGCTGGCTCGTATCAAGAGCTTCGGAGACAGTATCTTCAGAGTAGCTCCTACTGTAGCACAAGATGTTAATACCTTAAGTAACGTATTAGCGCACTATGTAGATTCCGAGAGTCTAGACCTTCATACTATGAAGACTCTAGCTGACTTAGAAGAGAAGTTCTCTAAGAACAACCCTAGTGCAGCATCTATGATCCGCTAATTATATGAGCTCGCTATGCGGGCTCTTTTTGTTTTAGGAGACCTAAATGGATAAACTATTAGATAGCGAATCCTTCTCAGAAGACTGGGAGGTAACCCTACTGGGTGAAGACTCTGAAGGTCTAGAGAAGGCAGCCGCCGCCCAGGAGGTCATTGATTTCTCTAAGAAAATCTCCAAGCAGCCGGATAAGTTCTATCTGCATATCAATGCGATGGGTGCCGGTGAGTACTATGGATCTAATCGTAATGGAGACTATTTCCCAGAGGATAATCTAATACAATGGCATAAGACTTTCGAGACGAGTCCGGCCCATGTATTCAGACATCATGTCAATAAGGATCCTGCGAAGGCGATCGGTAAGGTAATCTATTCGTACTATAACCCGCGCATGCATAGGGTCGAACTTATCGCCGAAGTAGATAGATCTCTCGGTGCTCCAGAGTTAGCTGCTATAGAAGACGGGAACTTCCCGGTTACCTCTATGGCATGCCATACGCCGTACGATGTATGTAGCGTATGCAATAATAAAGCGCACTCCCGTGCAGAATACTGCAGTCATCTATCGACTCAGCTTAATAAAGTACTACCGGATGGCCGTAAGGTTATGGCTATCAATGCCGGGCCTCTTAAGTTCTTCGACATCTCTATCGTTATCCGCCCTGCCGATATCACCTCAGCAGTATTGACTAAGGTAGCGAATCAGATAGAAGACGTAGTCGGTTCAGCAGAGGCTGCCGAAATGGAAGGTGTATCCTACGGCATAGATAAGAAAGCCTCTATACTGAAAGAAGCTATAGATAAGGCGGCCGACCTCATTAAGATGACAGATGGAGATGCAGTGGACGCATCCGATAATCTTAATGATATCCTTAGCCAGGTAGGGGATCCGGACAGCGATATCCTTGAGGTACTTAAACAGTTCCCTCTACAAGATATCATCACGAGTTTCGCCTATTTGGGAATTAACCCATCGCTGAGATTTTTGATTAAAATATTAGCAGGTAAATATGTTGGACAGGAAGAAGAACAGATTTCTAGTCTAGCTATGAGCGCTCTCAATGTCTACGGCAAAGATGCCATTCCATTAGATGCTCATGGACTGATTCCTGATGTTAGCAATCCGAAGCCTAACGAGATGCTTGTAAAGGTACTCGCTAAGTATATGGAAGGCTCTAGTTACCAACGAGAATACGTTGAGAAACGTGCTTCAACAGGCCATGCCAATTGGCAGGTAGGAAGGACCCCTGTAGCGAACTCGAAGTACTTCGACCGATCCAGGACCCTGTTTAACCCGGGTTCTATTGGAGATGCAGGCAGCTTACTCAAGCTGGTAGGGGGCGCTATCGTAGCCAAGATTATGATAAATACCCTTGCTGGATCATTTACTAAGTCTGCAAGCGAAGTAAAATCTAGTAATACAGTGGAAAAATCTGCTGGCCTTACTACTAAACTTATGGAGTTATCACTCCGTAAAGAATTGGAGAATATCTAAATGAGTGAACTATCTATCGATAGTCTATTAGATAGTCTGACTCCTGTTGAGGAAGAGACTACTATTGAAAAGGCTGCATCAGAATCCGAGACTTCTGTAGCTGACGAACTTAAATCTGTACTAACCAAAGAAGCTTCCGATCAAGGAGAGAGCGAAATGAACCTAACTGGTAAAGAACTAGCAGAAAGCATCCTAGCGATGGTTAAGCAAGCAAACAACGTAGCGGACGAAACTGCTGCAATGGTTGCTGATGACGACAAGAAAGAAGAGTTGAACCAAGTACAAGGTAAGACTGTAACTGAAGCAGCTAAAGCTAGCGTTGAGCGCGGCGGTGATGCTGACACTGACGAAGTTAAAGAAGATAACGTAGGCGCTCCTGGTGCTGCTGTTGCTTCTGACATCTCTAAGCAAGCTTCTGAGCTTATCGCTGAAGGTAAGACTCTAGAAGAAGCGGCTGCTATCATGAAGCAGGCTTCTGAGAAAGAAGCAGAGCTAGAGAAATTAGCTGCTGTTAATGAATTGATGGCTGAAGGTATTGATTTTGAAGATGCAGTACTTCTAGTCAAGCAGGCTTCTGAAGCTAGTTATTCTGAATTAGAAAAAGCTGCTGCTGTTAGTGAACTTGTAGAGCAAGACGGTATCGCATTTGATGACGCAGTAGCTCTAGTTAAGGAAGCTGCCAGCCTGGGAAAGTAAAAGGCGCTCTTAGTAAAGCTAAAGAGTCCCTTAAGAAAGCCTTCCCTAAAGGTACTGGTGCAAATACTGCTATGGCAGCAGGTGCCGGTGCCGTAGGTGGATCCATGGTAGGATCTCTTACAGGATCTGTAGATGGGGCTATCGAATCTAACGCCACTCAATATAAGAAAGGCGTTAAGGACGGTAAGAAGATGTCTAAGACCGCTTCTGCAGCTAAGGCTCTTATTGCAGCTGGCGGTATCGGCGGTGCAGCTGCCGGAGGCTTAGCGACTCATAAGCTTACTAAAGGCTACACTCACTGGGCAGGGGGTCCTGTACGCGATATGGGAATTGCTCGTGCCAAGAAGCAAGAGAAAGAAAAAGCTTCTAAAGATAAGAAGTAAGGAGTAATCATGTCAGATATCGTAGATTTGCTTCGGGCAAAATCTCAAGGTTTGGCAAGTAAAGCTTCTGGCTTAGCTGACGACTGGATGGAAATCGAGAAGTCAGCAAGCGCTGCTCTAGTAGAAGGCGGAATCTCAGCTGAAGAAGCTACCCCGCTTTTGATGAAACTAGCCAGTGAAGCTAACCCGAATCTACAATCAGATCTAGCCCGAGCCGAAGAATATAAGCAACTAGCTGAAGTATTAGAGAAAACAGCAAGTTACGTAAATGATTTAGAGGTTAAACTAGATACTAAAGACGTTATCATCTCGGACATGGAGAAAGCTGCTAGTCAGGCTGAGAAATCAGGCCCTGTCGCCGCTATCGACGGTCGGGGAGTATTCTCTCAAGAAGAGTTAGATGAATTGCAAAGCCTTAATGCAGGTACTCTGCAGAAAGTTGCGAATAGTCTAGATAACATACCTATGAATATGGGCGGACCGGCAGATCGAGTTGACTCGACTCTAGATCCATTGGCTCAATTCCTTACTAGCTAATTAACGGAGAAATTTAATGGCTCAATTGAATACTATGGAGTATAAGGCCGAGTTCCAACGCGGATGGCCTGTTGCTCAACCTACTAGTCAACTGAACCTTAGTGAAGAAGCAGGCTACTCTGCTACTAACGGTGACCTAGTAGTTCTTAAAACTGACGGCACAATCGAACAGACTTCTGGTGCAGACGCTGCTGGCGTAGGTATCGTAGTTCGCGGTTCTGCTGACTATAAATCTGGCGGAAGCCCAGTACCTGCCATCGTATTGATGGGTAACTACGTAGTTCGTACTACTAACGTTACTGCAGGCGCTGCTGCTCTAAACGTAGGCCAAGTAGTTGGTTCTGGCGCGGCTGGTCAATGGGACGCACCTGCTGCTACTCCTGTAGCTGGTAGTACTTACGGCACAATCGTAGCTAAAGCTACTGTTACTGACGTAGACGGCTCTGCTGCTACTGCTCTAACTATCGCTGTAAGCTAATCGGGAGATATATAATGGAATACGCAACTGAGACTCTGAACGTTCAGTTCTTGAACCAAGCGTTCATCGATAAGATCGATCAAGGCCTAACTAAAGAAGCTGGCGCTGCCATGTCTACTTTCGTTCGCCAAAAGTTACGTGAAGACGGTTTTACCCGTAAGATCTTCACACCTCAAATGGTTACTGCTAGTGACCTAGACCGTGGTCTAGATGATACTCCTCGAGTAATCATCGAGAAAGAGCCTGATTCTGTAGCTGCTACAATCGCTCTAAACGGTGTAAGCGAAACTCGTTACTTCAAAGGCGCTCGCTACGAAGTAGGTTTCCACAAAATCGAATCTGCGGAATTCACTAAGTCTAAGTATGAGCTTGCTACATACAAGACTGACATCCGTAACATTCTACAAGAAAACAGCGTTAAAGACATTCAGAAACAAGAAGATAGCAACTTCGTTGCTGCTCTAGCTGAAATCTTCAACACTGAAAAAGGTAAGCGTTACCTAACTACTGAACTAAGCGGTGCTACTGTTACTGACAAGATCATGCAGCTTGTTCAAAACCTAGTTAACGAATTCCAGAAGCCTGGCAAGATCTTACTTTCTCACCAGTTGTACCTAGCTCTATTACGTGAGCCTGCTACTCAACTAGGTGATGCAGTAGCTAGCCGTCACTTCGACAGCGGTTCTATGGACAGCTTCTACGGCTTCGAAATCGTTACTTCTAACAAGTCAGACATCTTGAACTCTGCCTGGTTAGACGGTGGTGACGAAGCGGCTCAACAAGCTGCTAAAGGCGATATCGCTATTGCGTTCGCACCAGAAGCTTACCTAGGCCAGTTCTACAGCCTACAAGAGCCTACTGTATACCTTAAAGCCGAAGCTGACATGATTAGCTTCAAGACTTACGAGTCTGTAGGTGTTGGTATCGGTAACACCAAAGCTTTCGTTATCGGTCAGATTTCTCCTGCCCTTTAATAGATAGCCATTTAGAAAGGAGCCTCAGGGCTCCTTTTTTATTGCCTAAAATATATCTATAGCATATCAGGAGAATAATCATGTGGAAGATACCTGATTGGGCTAGAGGTCGCGTCAAGATCCTTGAGGATTATGGTCGTACTGCGCTTATTGAAGTAATTGCTTCTAAGATGACTGTCGGTAAACATGAGTATCCAAAAGGTTCTCGTATGGTACTAGGCAAGGACGTCAAGCAGACTTTCGAAAAGCCTAAGCCCAAGAAAGAGCCGAAACCGGCACCAATTAACTATAACGCAATGACAAAGACGGAGATTCGATCACTAGCCAAAGAGAAGGGTCTTATCCTTAATAAGGGATGGACTAAAGGCGTCATGATTGATAAACTGAAGGAGCATTTAAAGTGAGTAAAGTAGAACGTATTAAGGCATGGGTAGAGGCGGCTAACGGATTCAATATTGATTTCGGCAATGGCCCTGTAGCCCTACCGCTAGTAACTGGAGTAGACAGCCGTAACCTAAAGGTTAACGCTCCGCAGGTAACTGACGTAATCGGTAACGTATATCGCGTAGGATCAATTATCCGCGTACCAGTAGATGTATCGGCTCCGGTGACCGGCGAGAAATGGTCTGAATTATCTATCGATGAGCGTGCAGCGGCAGTTAAGGCATTACGTAAGCCTCTATTCCTGGCCGCTAAGGCTGAGGAAGTTAAGTTCGAGAAACCAAAGGAAGAGCCTAAAGTTAAAGAACAGAAGGAAGAGCCTAGAGTTGAAGAACAGAAGGAAGAGCCTAAAGTTGAAGAGCCTAAAGTTGAAGAGCCGAAGGAAGAGCCTGTAGCTAAACCGGAAGGTGACGTGAAGTCTGACGAAGAGTTGGCCGGAATGTCTAAGAAAGAGATTGACGAGTATGCAGAATCTATTGGTATCATCTTAGATGGCCGTAAAAGTAAGCCTACTATGATCAAAGAGCTTAAGTCTAAGCTAGAAGGATAATCTAAAAATGGCCGATCTAACACCTGAAGAAGTCAGGCAGTATCTTGCCGACTCTATCGAGAACAACCATCTTCTGGATGCAGAAGAGTTTACCGATGCTCGAATCAACTTGGCCATTACCCTAGCTGTAGATAGTTTCAATACGATTCCTCCATTAACATCTACTGAGCTTGCCGACATACGAAGTAAAGCGGTAGTGTTATACGGAACGTTAATGCACCTATACATAGGTCAAACTGCCCTCGCAGCTAGGAATCAGATGTCTTATTCGGATGGAGGATTAACTGTACCTATCGAGGAGCGTTATCAGTTCTACGTTCAGATGTCTCAGTTATATGAGTCTATGTTTAGGGCTGCAGCTAAAGACCTTAAAGTATCTATGAACTTAGAATCGGCATGGAGTGAAGTGCGTACGGATTACGCCACATTCCCTACCTGGTAAGGAGTCTACATGTTAAGTCTAAATTTTGACTGGACTCGATTCATTGAAGTAGATACCCAGCCTTACGCGGTTGAGTATCTACCTATGGAGGTTCGCCTGTTCCCTGATTGGAAGAAATCGGTATATATAGAATGGGACGTTCCTCCGGACGACTTAGGTCAAGTACCTACCTTTAAGGTATACTCATCCATGTCTGAACTCGGCCCTTTCCGAGCAGTTACAGGATCTCCTATTACAGATCCTTTCTACACAACCGAGAGGATGGATTCAGACAGCAACGTAGCAGACCAGTATTATACTATAGAAGTATCTTATCCAGATGGCCGAATCTTTAGAAGTTATCCTAAAGCACCGGAGAATGATATACCGGCATGGCAGGGTAGACGTTTCCGTAATATACAGAGACGAGAGGTCCTCCTTCTGGATAAATTCGTAGGTGTAGAATCTATCATATTCATTCCGAAGACCTTTGGACCGAGATGCCCGCACTGCTGGGACGACGTCCATCAGAAAGTCATGAATGACCACTGCGAGCATTGCTACGGTACAGGATTTGAAGGCGGATACCATACAGGAATGCGAACGCTCCTTCAGTATAATCCTACTGACAAACGAGCAGATGCAGCTTACTTCGGTATATCGGAGAATATCATGATAACCGCATGGACTATCTCGTTTCCGAGTATATCCCCGCGGGCCATGATAGTACGAGTTCCTGATCGTAAAGTGTATCGAGTAGAAGGGCATCAAGGTACGACTGAGATGCTAACCAATACGGTAAGACAGCAGTTCGTCCTAAAGGAATTGAGTAAAGATGCCATCGAGCAGACCTTAGCTAATCGAGAAGATACTAAGGATATACTAACCCGACAACCACACGTTCATCATTAAGGAGGCCGCATGCCTGCAAATAGAAAACGTAAGGGTGCGGTCATGAAGAAGGTCAACTCGAAGGGAGCGTATCCTCCTGGCAAGAAGAAAAAGCTTGCCGATAAGGCCCGTGAGACTAAACCTGAGCCGGCACCCAAGGCGGCGCCAAAACCGAAACCGGCACCTAAGCCGAAACTAGGTATGAGGAGTAAGGTACTCCTTGGATTAGGAGTAGGAGGAGCTATCGGAGCCGGAGGATACATCGCTAGCGAACTTGCTGCTAAAGCGAGGACTAAATCATGATGTACACACCGCTGCATGTAGTGACATTCATTCGGGATGCACTACAGGCCATGTTCGCAGAGTACGGCGGAGAGAACTTCGCCTGGAATTCGGACAGGAAACAATCTAAAATAGATATTGGAACGGTCAATGACCTTCATAAGGACTCCGATCGGCATAAGACCGCTAGAGTTCTTGTACAACGAGGTGCTGCAATGACTCAGACTCTGTCTCTATCCGATAATCTGAATGAGACGATCAATGGAGGAATTGCTCGCGGTGGTTCTCGTAAGCACCGTCAGGACATCCAAGGCACCATCAATATAATTGTAGAGGCTCGTCAAGAAGGTACTTGTGAAGAAGTAGCTGAGTTTACTCGTAGATTTATCTGCTGGTCCAAACCTTATATTGAGAAACAGTTCGGCTTCCAGGCCTTCGCGAAACAGCTTTCCGTATCGGAATGTATGATGGATCGAGAGGACACTGAGAAGTTTAAAATCACTATTAACATACCGTTTATTGTAGAAGATCATTGGCAGGTATCCGGCGATCTAATCAAGATAAACCATATCTTCAATCAGTTAACTAAAACATAGGAGCATATATGGCTTATGTAAAACCTATAGTGCAGGTTTACCAAGAGCTGGCTAATTCTGGGGGCGCACCTCAGCTGAATCCATCGCTACCTGCATGTATTATCGGGCCTCTATACAATACTGTGACGGTAGATCCTAACGACTCTACTTCACTATCGAATTCTGTAGCAGGCGACCCGATTGCATCTTGGGCCGACCTAACTAACCTACAGATCGTATTCAACCCGAATTCATCTTTTGCTGGACAGGTAATCGACAGCGTAATGGCTGGCACAGAATACCCTATCCACGCGTATCTAGCCAACCCATACGTAGTGACATATCGTACTACTCCGGCTACTCTAAGCCTAGGAAGCTTTGAATTCGTTCTTTCAGATACTTTCGGATTAGCCACTAGCGGCGCTATCGGTACTATCCTTCCGGATGGTTCAGGTGAGCACGTTCAGGCAGGCGACCTAGTTCGAGTTTCTAACGGAACACTAACCGAGTATACTAGTGTATATAAAGTAGACTATGCTACTAACACTATCACTCTAGCAGATCCTCTTTCTCAAGAGATCAGCAATGCAGTAATCAGCGTATTCCGTAAGTACGCTTACTTAGATGTAACTGGCTCACTAGATGATGACGGAACGAACTACTCTGTAGGTAATGCCTCCGGTTCTGACTTCGTTACTATCACAGGTGCTTCTACTGTCAACCCTTACGGTGTATCTAGCGATTACGTAGTGGCGGCAGGTGCAGAAGCCGGTGCAGCGACTGACACAGAAATCACTGTACACGCAGGCTATCGTGCGCAGCGCGGTGACCTAGATAGCAACGTTACTGTAGTAAACGATGTGACTGACCTAGGTTCTAAGCTTGGTACTGCTGATCTATCTAACCCTCTAGGTTTAGGGGTAAGTATTGCTCTAGCTAATTCTGGCGGAACTGCAGTATACTGCATCGCTCTAGATCCTACTTTAGATGAAGCTGCGGCTTATACTAAAGCATTCGAATTGGCAGAAGCACAGACTCTATTCTGGATTACTCCATTAACGACTAATCCTGAAGTTCACACTGCAGCTAAGGCTCATGTTGACGCACGCTCTCTACCTACTTCAGGTAACTGGCGTATGGCATTGGTAAATACTGAGGTACTACCGGTTATCCCTGTAGTTGGTACTGAAGATAATCCGATGACTGGCGCAAGCGTAGATGCAGCAGCAGACAATGAACTTGTATATACTTCAGGTACTTTCATCGCAGATGTGAATGAAGGTGATTGGTTGGTAATTACCGACGACTCTACTGCGGGTACACCGGGTCGTTACCAAGTTGGTTCTGTAGTTAACAACCAGAAGATCGGATTGATCGGTGCCATCGGTACTACCGGTGAAGCAGGTGTTACGTTCTACATCGAACGTTCTCAGAGCAAGCTTGAGCAAGCTCAGCGTATCGAAGGCGCTTCTAAGGCATTCGCTAATAAGCGTGTAGTTAACTTCCCGGGAACCGTAATGAAAGAGTTCAACGGTGTTGATACTGAAATCCCAGGTTACTACCTATTGTGCGGCGTAGCTGGTCAAGGTTCGGGTCTACCGGCTCAAACCGGTTTCACCAACACTACAGTAGCAGGTATCGGCGATTTAGTTCACGGTAACTTCTACTTTACTGAAGATCAATTAAACATGATGGCCGGCGGTGGTACTACTTTGTACGTACAGAACGCCAAAGGAACTGCTCCTTTCTGCCGTCACGCTCTGACCACAGACATGTCTGTACTTGAGTACCGTGAGATCCTTAAGGTTAAGAACTGGGATTATGTATCCTACTACTTCAAGGATATCCTGGCGCCGTTCATCGGTACCTGGAACATTACTCCGGATACTATCCAGACTATCCGCCAAACAGTTCTTTCTGCTGGCGAGTCAATGAAAGCGCGTAAGCTTCCTAAAGTTGGTGCTCCTCTTACTAAGTGCGATATCGTTCGCATCGAACAGAATGCAACAAGCAAGGACGCAGTTGATGTAGAACTAGGTATCGGCATCGCAGATCCTAACAACTACACTAACGTTTACCTAGTAATCTAAGGAGATAACAAATGGCATTAGGTGTAACTTCTGATGTTAGCGGCGTAGCTGCTGGTTGGGACTGGAAAGGCGAATATGTAGATCGTCTTGCTTCCGGTGACGGCTACGAACGCTTTTCCCAGGGGTCAGTAACTCCTGATACCACTCTATTGTTTGCGGGCCCTGCCCGCTTCTCCGCAGTAGCGGATGACGTAGAGCGCCTACATCCAATGGGCCTTGTTGATAACGTAAGTTTCTCTCAGAACGCTTCTTTACAGCCTCTGTATGAAATCGGTTCTAACCGTACGTTCTTCACTCGTGGTAAATCTCAACAACAAGTAATGCTTAACTCTATGTTGGCAGACCATTCTTCTCTTCTTAAGACTATCGCTAGCGAAGCTTATGACATGGAGACCGGTCAGGGTAAAGATTCTAACTACTTCATCAATGCAGAAGGTACTAAGGCACCTGGAGCATCTGATATGTGGATGAACTTAGACTCTGAAGCTCACAACCTACCTTTCGGTATCCTAATGGTTTTCAAAACTAAGGGACAATCTGGAAGCGGCGACCTTAACGGTAACATCGTAGGTGCGGCTTACTTAGAGTACTGCATGTTAACCAATTTCCAATTCAACGTACAGGCGCAGGCTCCTATCATTTCTGAGAATGTAGGCATCATGTATGACCGTGCAGTACCAGTGGCAATTGGCTAATGGAAAACATTTATAACCCTACAGGTACTGTTAGGTACGCGACGGTTACAGCCGTAGATTTAGTACGTGGCGTCTGTAAGTGCATTGGCTATCAAGATGAAATCTATACTAATGTACGATGGGGTATACCTGTAGGAGGAAGCTCGGGCACAGGTCAGAGTACACCTCCTATGGAAGGGGATAACGTTCTGGTGGATATTTCCACCGGAGCCCCTATAATTACAGGTTCTATCCTTTCAGATTCAGCTGGACTACTTAAACGGCCGAACATAGCTAAACAAGATGTGGATGAAGAGGATATAGCCGACTATACCGATGCAGGCATTAATGATGCCCGTAGAGGTCCCGGTACTCCACGCGATCAACGTGTAGGAGACCAAGTCTTCACTTCCGACGGTGGTGGTCTATTTGGATTACTTCGCGGAGGTTCCTTCGTAGCGAAAGCTTCCTCTCTCTCTCAGATTATCCTATCTCGTTTCGGCGACCTATTCCGTACCGTATCTCGCAACGCTGAACATTTCACAGACGTTGATTCTACCTATAAGACTTCTATTCGCGGCAATGTATATACGCTCCGTGAAATTTATCGTAACCCAGAAAGATCTCGAACTGAAAAACCTAGCCTTACTCGTCTAGAGGGTAATGTCGCTATGGGCGAAACAATCGGTAAAGGCTATGCGTCTATTACTGCCGATGCATTCCCTACGGCGCCCGGCATAGCAGATGATGCAGACGTTATATCAAAAGAGTACACTCATAACGATGACGATGCGACCACTTCTACTCGCACCCTAGATGTACACGGTAAAGAATATCGTGAAGTAGTAGATCCTGCAGACGCGGCAGTGAACGTTAAGTTTACTTCCGATAAGGATGGGTTCGAATGGAGTAAAGACGATAAGGTTAAAGTGAAGGGTGATGCGACCGGCGTTATTATCGATGCAGACGGTCAGGCGACTATTACGATAGCAGCAGACGGAACGCTTACGGTGAATACTGCAGGCGCATGCAATATGACATATGGTGGAGCGACGACGATTGATGTTACAGGAGATCTTAATATGAGTGCTTCCGGTAATATGAACCTATCGGCCACAACCATCAACTTGAACTAGGAGGCACTATGGCAGGAGTTATGGCTATAACAACTTCCGGATCTTATGGACCTAACCCGGTAGTAGACGCAGAACCTGCTCTTGCAGCGGGCGGGGAGTTTAAACCTAAACCTGTTACAGAGAATACAACTCCTACTCACTCCCTGGTCTATACTCCTCCTCCTAGTTGCGTACCAGATGCACCTCCTCCTGCTTCGGTAGGAGATGCTTATTCGGCAGATATGATTCTGGAAGAGGTCAAGTGGATTGAAGAGAAGGGTGGCACTGTATTCACTGCAGCATCTATAGAAGCATATGAAGCAGCCAGGACAGAACCTGTACCGGAGGATGCCACTGTTATAGATATCAAGCCGCCTACTATTAAAGAACGTACGCATACTTATACGATAGAAGTCGACTGGACTCATACAGTATCTGGAGCTAAAGGTACAGATGTTTTTAAGATAACTGATACGATTCATCCAGACTTCTGGGCACTTAAAGCAGATGTAGACAGTAATCTATAGGAGGGTATATGCCTGCAGCAGTTAATGATGGAACTCAGGTAGGGGTTGAGTGCGGAGCGACAGCCCCGACTACTGTAATAGCCTCTTCGACAGACGTTATGGTTAATGCAAAGGGCGCAGTCGTTGTAGGCGATTCTATTCAACCCCATGCACATCCTTTATCTCCGCCTCACCCGGGAACGGTAGCTAAAGGATCTTCGACAGTATTCGTCAATGGGAAACCGATGGCACAGTCCGGAGGTAATATAACATGCGGCGCTATCATAGCGAGCGCAGTCACGAATGTTAACGTGAACTAAAAAGGAGCCTAGAGCTCCTCTTTTTATATCAGCCTCAAGGCCATGTAGATTTCACAAAATCCTGAGAGCACGCTAATATCTCCTTCAATAAGATTTGCCTTAAAGAGCTCTCCGTTATACTTCACTTCCACTATCTCCGCATCCCATGGCTGGAATATAACCTCCAGGCTTTCCCCTTCCACATTAAGAGTGAATTTCCAATCATCTCCTGTGAATTCAATGCCTCCGGTTTTCCACGGAGCCTCCATAAATAAATTATAGATACATTCGAATCCTACAGATACTTCTGGAGATTTAAGACTATCAAGCTCCATACCAACCAAACTCCATACGTTGGGTGAAGTACCTGCTGCCGTCTTGATGACTTCTGACTCGATAGCTTCTATATGCGGTTCCGCATCTAGATTATTCATATCTTCAAGAAGACTAGCTATCTTCATTAATCTTAGATTATATGCATTCATTATATTTCTCCTCACAAGAATTCATAATTACTACACTATACTTATACCTAAAGTACTGATCCTTGTTGAAACTAAAAAAGGGCCCGAAGGCCCTGTTGGGGATTAGCCGAGCATCGAAATCTTGATATCCTCAAGAGTTTCGCCATTTTGAAAACGATCGAATATTTCCATGAGTTGATCCACCATTTTGTGGTCAGCCTGGTAATCGGAGTTTGAACGCTCGGTTGGTACAGCTTGGTCTAGGCCTGGAGCATGCGCAGTATGCGCTCCCGGAAGATTCTCGCCAAGTTCAACTTCATGAGGCTCTATCATGACGTCACCAACTTCATTAGAGATTTATGTATGCCCATCACGCTACGTACTGATAGTTTTCCGGACACTATATCATCTCGGACTTCATCCTTAATAGCGTCGAGCTCGTCCGCGTAGCGAGAAGACAAGATATCCATTGCGTAGTAATAGGTCTTGACATTATCAGAAATTTCTTTCAAAAGACCTGCACCACAATCATCGCATAGATGATCTTCAGTCGCCATGATACTCCCCTTCGTTATATTTCTCTGTGAAATTAAGAAGATTCTCTAGTCGAGGATCTTCTGCGTAGAACTCTTTGATACCGCGTAGCGCAGACATATGATCTGCATCGATTACAGAAGATACGCCTTCCGCAGCCGTTAGGATCTCACGTAGGAACAGAGCGCTCTCAGGATCTTCTCTAAGGATAAGCATTAGAAACTGAGGAACTTCTTCCTTAGATACTAAGCCTAAGCCGTCGCCGATAGTGATCTTAAGATACTTAGTGTATCCCGCAGCTGAAGTATCTAGACGATCCT